ACCGTCTCCCGGATAGAGTTTCCGGCTTCGATGATCTCGGCGATGGTCGGGAAAAACTTCACCGTGTTCAGCAGCTTCAACATTGCCGCGTTGACTTCTTCCGGCGTAAGCTGAATTGACAAAGCCCGTGCATAAATAGGCCATGCCTCCGGCTGCATCTTCACATTCGGAAACGCCGATGCATACGGCTTCAATACCTTCAGGATTTCAGTCTCTCGTGTCACGCCGTCCCCTCCTCCCTGTTCTCGAAAAATTCAATGGCGCGGTCAATGTCGCTTTGTGGATTGTGTGGATTTCCTGTGGATTGTTTTGTGGATAAGTTCTGCTTTAACGGATATATAGACTTCCAGCCGTTTTCTATACTCTGTTCAAGCAGATGCACCTTCATAAACTCATCCCCTCCGGAAAGCTCATCCAGCTTTGACAAAAGAATCTCTTTTGCCTTGTTTGTCATTGGTGCTCTCATCTTCTTGCGCATTTCATCAAAGTCAGACAGAGCCGCCTTAACCCGATCCGATTCTGCACATGAGGCGAAAACATCAACGGGCTTTTTCTTTTGTATTTCTTTTTTATTGTCCTTGTTGTGTTGTGTTGTGTTGTGTTGTGTCTTAGGGATTCCGTCAGCCTTACTCTCGCAAGGGGTTTCGGATTCGTATTTCTGTTTTATATCTGTGATATTCCTGTTATATTTCTGTTTTATTTCTGTTTTATTTCTGTTATATTTCTGTTTTATTATGTCGTTTTGGGTGTAATTAGAGAGTGGGCTTCCGTCCTTGTTCAGAGGATTGATTTTATATCCCGATTTTGCTTTCCCTCGGCATCGGTTGGCTTCAATCAATCCTTTCTGAACAAGCGAGTTGATAACTCCCGGCAACGCCTTTGCACTTATGTTCACTGCTAAAGAGAGTTGCCAATCTGCTATCTCAATCCATTCCGGCCAATACCGTTGATTTCCGAGCATGAAAAGCTGGAAATATACTGCAACCTCATTGGCTGTCAGGATTCCACTATAGCGATTATGCAACGCTTTTAGCTGCTCCATCGGATTATTCATAAGGCTACCTCATTCTGCACATCAGAAAGCATCAAAGAGCATTCCGACGGCATTTCTAATTTCTGTTGCTTCTTCTGTAGTGCCTATATGATATTGTGAATGGCAAGACGAGCAGAGCCATATCACATCATAAGGCTTGCTGTAGTCATTATGATGCGCTTCCGTTTTGCAAACGCGTCCGCACACTTGACAATACTGCAATCGTTTAATGCGTCCACTTCTTATTGCGCGGTCAACAGCGCTATGGCATTTTTGGTAGCCTTCGACTTCCCTTCTTCGCCTTTTGGTAATCGCAGAACATAACTCTTTGCGATGAGGAAGCCGAGCGCGTTCCCTGTCATAAGAACGGATTTCTTCAATATGCTCTTTCCTGTATTGAAACTGCTGAATTTTGACACAGCCTTTACAAATGTTCAAATGGCCGTCTGCCGTTTTGCAATTTCTAAAATAATTGTCCATTGGAAAACTTCTTCCACACCTACGACACACCTTTTCCATTAAAACCACCGCTTCCTAAAGGGGAATATTCTCGTCCCCGTAATCATCCATCGGAATTTCCTCTTCCTGTTCCTTCTTCTTCCCGTCGGCAAACTCGATGCGGTCTACGTTCACGTCTGTCGCATACCGCTTCTCTCCGTCCTTCTCATAGGAGCTGGTTTGAATCCGGCCCTCAACGAGAATGCGCTGCCCTTTGGAAAGATACTTCTCGGAAAACTCCGCCGTCCGTTCCCATGCCACAAGCCCGATGAAGTCCGCGTTCTGCGTCCCGTCCTTCGCCTTCGGCCTGTCAACGGCAATCGTCATCCGGCACTTCAGCTTTCCCGTTGTCGTCGTCTGCGTCTCGGGATCGCGAGCGAGCCTTCCCATAAGGATCACTCTGTTCATGCCTTTACCTCCTTTCGCCCCCGACTTTTACACCGGGGGCTTTTTCTCATGAATCATTTATCGTAGTTTTCCTTCATGGCCTCGTCCATCGCCCTGACCTTCGCGGCTTCATCGCGCTCCTGTTCCTTTGTGGTTGTTGCGTTTTTTGCAATAACCTCGCCCGTCTCGGCGTCCACATTCTCGGGAACCTCTTCGGCCTCGGCCTCGATAATCTTTGCCTCGTCGTCGAAGTCTCCCTTCGCGATAGCTTCCGCCGCTTGTACCATCGCAGGCGTCGCCGTCTGATAATCAATACTCATGACGCCCCACTTGCCAAGCAACCGGCGCAGGACCGTCTTCTCTGCCATAGCCTCGAAGTTTTCACGCCAGCCTTTCCCCATATACTGACCTTTGCGATTCTTCTTCTCATGCGCCTCGACTTGTTTCCGCGTCATGTAAATAGTCTTCTCCATTCCATTGACGAGCCGGAAATATCCGCACCATCCGACAATCGGAAGTTTCTCGCGCTCATCCTCGTCCTCGACGAACTCGATCTCGATGTCCTCGGTCAGCCGGTCGTACTTAATCAGCTCCCCCTCGCGGATGTCGACGACGTTGATTTTGCTATAGGCTCCCGTCCGAAGCGCGAGCTGCATCTGCCCTTTGTAGCCCATAATAAAAGAGGCTTCCATGCGGGGCGTTCCGTCCTTCTGACGATTCTTGAAAGGCACGATATACGCATACCCGAGCGCCGGGTCAATCGGCATATCATACGTTGCCGCCTTCAAAGCGGATTGGATAATCGTCATCGGAGCATCCCTGAAAACCTCTTGCAGTTTCTCATCAGCATTGACGAGAGAAATGAGCGCCGAAATGAATTGCGGGGCGCGTTTGCCGAGCACTTCATTGAAGCGCTTCCGCATCCCCTCGGAGTCGAGCAGCCCGTTCATCAGAACGGAAATGCTCTTCTTTGCCGGGGCCTCTGCCACCGCCGCCGCCTTTGCCTGAATAAGTCCACCTTTTACGTTTGCCATGATTTCTTCCTCCTTTTGTTATGCAATCCGCAGTACGCGGATAGGATTTCCCTGCTTGGAATACTTCTCGAACACGTCCGGCAAATCTGCCTTCAGCTTCTTGCTGTCCACCGTAACCCTTCCGGCCTGCGTCTTCCAGCTAACCTTCCGCCCGCTGGCGGTCATTCCTGCCTCCGCGTCTCCGAGCATCAGCCGCAAGCCGTTTTTGTGTGCTTCAATCTGTTCCTTGATATGCTTGTCAAGGTCTTCCAGCTCTGCGATTTTGTCCAACGATTCATCCGCAACACTTGGAAGCTCAATCGCAGGAGCGCCGCCGCTGAACTTCTCTGCCAGGGCCTTTGTGCAATCCGGCGAGCCGTCGACCTCCGGCATTTCCCGCGCCTCGACCTTTCGCCAAAACTCCGCCTCGGCTTCCATCAGGGCCTTGATGTCGTCCTCGTTCCGCTCGATGCACTTCCACACGAAATGATTTCCTCCGATCAGGGCGGCGATATACCACCGTTCAGCCCCGGTCACTGCAATATAATGCTGGCACTGCACATAGTACGCATCCGGCACCTCGTCGCCTTCCCATAGCTTCGCGGCGAATCCGTTGGCCGTTTTGCATTCAAGCCCGGCATTCTCGCCGACGACAATCCTATCAACCGACGCCAAGAGATACGGGATTGTGTCGTGTTGTAAGAGTCCCCGACGATGAACTTCCTTCCCGGTACGCTTCGTGAACTCCCGCGCCACCGTCTCTTCAAGCACGTTACCCCAATAAACATACTCGTTATCCTCCAAGCTCTCCGGCTCCGCCTGCCCCGTCTTCTCCATCCAAAGGGCGAAGGGTGATTTCCATTTATTGACGCCGACGATTACGCTTGCATCGCTTCCACCGATGCCTGCATTGCGGGCCTTCAGCCAAGCGGCCCTGTCCTGCATCTGCTCCACCGTCATCAAGAGTTTTGCCACTGCCCTTGCCCTCCTTTTGAAAGCTCATATTCAATCCTCATATCGTGGGCCTCATCTTCCCGGCGAAGCTGCTCCTCATACTCGCGCTCAATCTCCTCGTCGGTCTTGCGGCTCCAATACGAATCCACAACCATCGCGTTCTCTACGTCCGGCATTGTACTTTTCCTTTCTCCGTGGTATAATCACGGTATACATTCCTTTCGGATAGGCTTGACGTGGGCCAACACGTCAGGCCTTTTTTCTTTTGTGTTTCAATATCCAGCGCCGGTTGCTCGCCCGGTTCTTCTCTGCGCAGGCTTCGCAGTAAATCGACCGCGATCCGTCCGGCCATTCAATCGAAGCCCGCCGATGACAGCTGACGCAAATCCCGCGCTCCTTGTAATATCTGTACGTCTCGGCAGTATATGCGTTCAGCTCAGCCCGGTGCTCGTAGTAATTCGCACGCTGCCACTGGCGTTTTTTCTCACGCACACACTCTTTGCAGAACCTCGTCCTCGGCGGAGCATCGTCCGGGATCGGGCTCCCGCATCGTTGACAAACCCGCTCGCTCATGCCATCACCACAAACAAAACATAGGCTTCGACAAGGAACCCGGCGATCAGCAGAAAATCCTGCGCGTCATCCGACAAACTGTTCCAAAGCTTCATCCCTATAACCTCCCCATCGACTTCAACGCTTGATATTGACCGTAAGACAGGCCGGCCTTCCGCGCCGCATCGTTGATCGCCTCGATCTGCGAAACGCGGGGCTTCTTCTTTCGCCTCACAGGAAGCTCGCTTGTCCGCCAGCCCTCCCGTTGCTTCCTCTTCTTCGCCGCGTCCTTCTCGCGCCTGACGATGATCCGGCAGTCGTCGCAGTATTTCCGGAAACCTCTCTGCTCGAATTCAGCCCCGCACCGCTCGCATCGTTTTTGAGCGTATCGGAAAGCCCCGCGAAGTTC